CCCTCATCGTAAGAGACAAAGTCGGTCTTCACTACAAAGTCAGGAAACAGCTCACGAATCCTCTTCTCAATCCTGCCGTTGCGAACAGCCTGGTCGTGAATATGGGTATGAAATGCGTAATATTCCTCCCCAGTAGTCGTGATCTTCCTAATCGCATCATTGTAAATTAGACGAACCGTGATATCCTCCGCCTTGATATGGTAGTCACGCTCCTTACGAGCGGCCTCAAAGTCGGCAAGAGTGAACGGCTTCATAATCTGCGTCATCTTGGTCTTGGTATGCTACTGAAAAAGACTGGGATGTTCTAGATCCCTTTTTACTCGTTCTCTTCCTCATCGGGCATTCCGATAGATGTTTCGCCACACCAGTTCTCGAAATCTTCCAACTGCTCCTCCACAAACGCACACACTAGACGATACATACGACCGAGATTGAGATTGAGATCGTTGTCCTGAATCCCAATATGCAGATACGCCTTGAGAAATTGAGGAACCGTCCCAGCCATCAACCGAATATCGTTCTCAATTTTCATAGTAATGTAGTCTCCAAACCGCTTCTTGAACTCTCCTGCATAGATGTCTGCGATATCATACGCTGCATCCCTCTGTAGCCAACAGAGGAAGAAGCGATCGCGGTTATCAGTTTCCATATGGTGCTTCCTCACCGCCTCCGCCACCAAACGAGGAAGATAGGACTTCACGAGTGCCAGGCGATCCTTGTAGTTCATCTTTGTATGATAACAAAAAAGACTGGGATAGTCTAGATCCGTTTTTTAGGCTTACTTACCACCTGATGGTAATATGTTGTAGCCCTGGTCCCGTAGGATAACGGACAAACTCAGTCTTCACTTCAAAGTCAGGGAACAGATAACGAAGCTTGTACTCAACAACAGCAGTGCGAACAGCTTGGTCATGGATGTCGCTTTTGTAGACATGATACTCCTCCCCAGTATTCTTGATCTTCTCAATCGTCTCATGGTAAATCAGACGAACCATCAGATCCACCCTTCGCCGCTCAATAGCGGCCTCACGCTCCCGACGAGCGGCGTCAAAGTCGGCACGAGTGAAAGGATTGAGATCCCCCGTCATCCTGGTTTTCATTATCTCGAACGCCATTTTCCGTGCTTCTTGAGGTGACTTACAATTTCGCACGGCGAATCGTATCGGCACCACTTTCGCTTCATTACACACGTCACAGCACTTTGAGGTCTCGTCGTCTACTTCGCACAGCGGGGATGGGTTATTGCCTTCGCCCTGGGTGATTAGGACAAAGCAGAAGCAACACTTCATTCTGAGTATGCTACTCAAAAAGAGAGGTCTAGGACCGATCCGTTTTACACGTCTTCCTAAACCACGCACGGGCTTTGGCGGTCTTTTTGGCTTTATCGACAAGATCAGCATCGGTGGTATAATGTGTCTTGCCGCACGTCAGCATACTGGCGGCACGAGCATACCCCCACTGCTGCTGCGACGCCCCTGGACGATGCCCCGTTCGCCACGCCGCCATCCCCCGATTGTAGGATGCTCGCACGATGGGGAGCGGGACACCCGTAGCCTTGGAATACGCCTGGAGACCGTGGGCTTCTGGGAACTGCTTCTTCCATTCGCGAACATACTTGGACGTCCGTGTTTTCACGCCCTTGTCGGTCTTGAACGGAACGTATGCCCGAGGATCTTTCCACGACATCTTGCGACGCCGAGTGGCCGTGCTTTTACGTTGCTTGTTCTGTTTTCTGGTGAGCCCGCTGAAATATCGGGCGGGCCAGTACATTGTTATTCATATGCTACATCAATTTCTCCAGGGCATGCCTACACGCATTCTGCTCCGCCTGTTTCTTGGTTGTGGAATTCCCTGTCCCAAGAATATCGCCGTCGGGTTTGCACACAGCCATCGTGAACCCTTCTGCCCCGTCCGACATCATCTTGTAGATGGGGGTAAAGCCCATCTTCTGCTGACAGTATTTCTGCATCCGATCCTTGTAGTTATCATCCTCGCGCAGCATTAGAGAAATATCCAGATGGGTCTCGATCATATTGATCACAAAATCATTCACCATCTGAAAATTCATCCCTGAATCAATCCAGAGAGCGGCAATAAAGGCTTCCAGAACATCACCGAGCTTCTCAATGTTCTGACGGCCGTGAGCGGGGAGCATTTCTTCCACATGTTTGGATACCACGAAGAACTTGTCCAAGCCCAACTTGTCTCGTGCGAGAATCCCAAGAGTCTTGTTGCGCACAATAAGTTTGCGGGTATTCGTGAGGAACCCAGGGGCTTCAGAGGGGTAGCGTTCACACAGGTAATTCGCCACGACGGCACCCAGAATGGAATCACCTCTGAACTCGAGTTGTTCATACGATTCGTCCTGGAGATCCATCACGCCTGCAGGACACCTACCGAGCACAGCAGGTTCACCTGTCAACGTGGTATACTCCGATCGACGCACGTAGGTGGAATGAATCATCGCTTTCTGGAAGATCGCAACATTGCTTACCCTGTATCCTGGAATGCACAAGATGCGTCCTACATCTTCTGCAGTCAAGGGAACGTTCTTATAATTGTAAGGAAAGTATTCATTCGTAGGCGTCATCATGTTCATGATCTCTTTGTATATACACCCACCCAACCTTAAAACTGGTTAAACGGAAATCTTCTCTTTTCTACAATCATACCAACGCTGGCGAAACTTATCCTGTCCCTCCCCGCCATTCGGCGGCGCCTCGACCTCTGGACTTCGTGCCTACCATCCATTCGTCCACACTACGCCGTGAAGTGTAATAATCTAGAGGGAGTGCTAGCAGAACTGCACAGGGGAGGGATAGGATTTGACTGTGCGTCAGCAGATGAAGTCCATCGCGTCCTCGCTATCGGCGCCAAGCCAAGCGATACAATTTATGCGAACCCGTGTAAATCGCGCGATGAAATGTTTAAAGTCAAGCAACACGCCATTCCATACATGACCTTCGACAGCAAGATCGAAGGAATAAAAATCAAAGAGGAACAACCAGCAACCAAACCAATTCTTCGTATTTTCGTAGACGATAAGGGCGGCGCTCGCATTCCCCTGAACAGCAAGTTCGGGTTTCACCTCAAAGATGCCCATGAACTCTGCGATCGTGAACCTCGCTTTATGACATACGGTCTTGCTTTCCACGTGGGAAGTGATTGCACATCTCTGGCTGCCTACCAGTCGGCCATGGAAACTGTTAAGGGGTTCGTAGAGGCATTCAAGTACACCCCTGCTGCATTCACCCCCGAACTCCTGGATATTGGCGGAGGATTCTCGGGTTCGGCAGCAAACGACGACTTTTTCAAGAACGAGTTGGCACCCTACATTCGCGAAGAAATCAAGTCTCTACCCTTCAAGCGGGTGATTGCCGAACCAGGTCGATTCTTTGCCGAAGAGTGTTGTACGCTCCAGGTTCCCGTTATCGGCAAGAAAAAACTACCCAACGGCAAGCGATGTATCACAGTGAACGAGTCCGTCTACGGCCTGTTCTCGGGAGTCCTGTTTGATGGATTCAAGCCTGAGTTCAAGTGCATCACTCGCAAGCCATGGGCGAGTTGCGAACAGTTCACCATCTTTGGACGCACGTGCGATTCAGCAGACAAAATAGCAGAAGATGTGTGGTTGCCGAACGATATCGACGATTCAGACATCTTAGAAATCAAAAACATTGGAGCCTATTCGTGGGTAACAGCCTCCCAATTCAACGGGTTCCCGCTACCACCCGTGGAGATTCTAGCTTAGGTGTGGCTTTCTTTTCTGTATGTTGAGCATCGGTGATCTTCTCGTTACTACACGTTCCGCAGTGGTCAACGTTCGCCCAGAAAATCTTGATAGCGTTCATCTTTTCAGTTGTTCGTGTCCATCGCCCAAGAATAGGGGAGTCGGGTATAAACCGAATACTGAATAGTCTACGGAACATTTTGCCTTAAATAATTGTCAGGACATCCGTATCCGTTTTAAACGAGTGCCTTACGAGTCAGGCGACGAGGAAGAACACGACGGCGCGCACCACCCTTCTTGCCCTTGCCCTTCTTTGTGAAATAGTGAGCAAGTCCAAGAGCCGTTCCCGCCACCAGAGCATCATCTATCACACCCGCACCACCACGATGCCGACGAGTGTGGCGGCCACCGACACGCTTCTTCTGTCCAAAGCGCTTGGCGGCATACGATGTTCCAACGGCAAAGAGGGCATCATCAACGGCGCCTACTCCTCCGCGCTTGGTAAGCTTATGCTTACGATGACGACGGCCGCCCGTGCACCCGCATCCTCCAGTAGGAGCCTTCCACGATGGGTTCGGCTTTCCCTGGGCTAAATCTGTTTGGTAGTCTGCTGGAGCTGACATTTATATGTTAGGGCGAATTTTTTGAAGAACGTAAGGATGGGTTAGGATCTCATCGATCCCAAGATCTGGAATATCACGATACTTGGGCTGGATCCAACGCGCCATCGCATGCCATACAACTTCGTTCAACAGAGATTGAGGAGTTGTCTTGTCTGCGATCCTATACGCTTCTTGGTCCCACTGTTTCCATTTGGTCACAACAATCTTTCGAAAACATTCTTCCACAATATCGGGAAAGATATCAGTTTGTTCGCGGGTAATGATGTCGCAAAAAGGACAGACCCTCCTGAAATACTGGCATCCTCTTGAGAGATGGTGGGTGTGCATAGACACGAACTCACTCACAATCTTTTTCGTACGGGAGTCGTCCATACGGAATGCTGGAGGACAATGAATGAATAGAGTTACAGAACTCGGCGAAATGTAGGGTTCTATATGTTCTGTAATCTTTACGCAGTAAGCCCTTTTTCTCTAACATCTCTTCCAATCGAAGAAAAAGATCCCGCAGCTCATCTTCGTGCGTTTGTCCATCAGGCGTGACGGCTTGAACCCACTTCTGAATGGGCGTCGTCATTATTATCATCTACAGCCACGATACGCTTAAACGAGAATTCTTTGGAGACCATCTCCTTCTTCTTGCGATCAACAATATACTTGAACAGGCCATCCATAGGACCCGAATAACTCCCAATTAGATCCTTGAGTTCCTTCTGTGATAGCGACCACGGCTTATTCCACGTCTCGGGGCGCTGGACCTTGATGAACGACCCGTCATCCTGGATCTCCAACTTACTGATGCCCTGAAACGCCGAGCGCTTGAGAATATCGCTCATCTCCGATTCCACAAACTTCTTGTCTTCGCGCAGCTTGCTTACGCGACCATTGGCAGTCTTCAGCTCGTCATCCAGAGTCCGAAACTTACGAACGCACTTCACGAGGTCACGCTGATCAAGAGTTGCCATCCTGAACTTGTTGTATGACCTCCCTTCTTTACCCAAAAAAGACATCCGTTTTGGATAATGGACCCGCGCGAAGTCGAAAGTTTGAGGGTCGCCTACAACAAGGAACATCCCCACGAACCTCCCGTAAAAAAAGGAACGGGAGTTTGGCAGGAAATTACCCGTCGCATGAAAGATGCATGCAAGACGGGGACACCCGAATGTATTGTTCACCAGCTCGTGCAAAAACCCGAAGCCCCCATGTCCTGGAACACCGATGGAACCCAGTGGTTGTCGTCGGATGATATTGACGATAGCCAGAAATATTACCAGAAACTGATCCCCGATTACTACTACACTGGATCCGTCCCCATTGATTTCGATCTTCATTCGGAAACAGGATCCTGCCTCGTCTCTTCGCTGTGCAGTATGAAGATTTCAGAACTTTACAAGAAAGGGTATCACCGCGTTGGAATTGTCTTTAATACGGATCCGCACGACGGACCTGGTGAACACTGGATCGCTGCGTTCCTCGATATGCGTCCAGACCTTGAACATGCGAAGATGACCTACTTTGATTCTTACGGCCAGAAACCTGAGAAGGAGGTAGCCCGTCTTATGCAGCGTTGGAAGCAGCAGGTGGATGATATGAAACTGTTCAAGACATCGATGGTCCTATCCTACAACTCGACACGTCACCAGTATAAGGACGCGCAATGCGGAATGTATTGCATCTACTTTCTCCACTGCTGTCTCTTTGATATTCCCATGGACAAACAGG